GCAAATAAATAGCAGAAAAGACGCTAAGAAGTATTCCGTTAAATACGATGGCGGTAGAGATATAATCGTTCCCCAATATTTGTGCAACGGCGATTCCAGCAAGGAAGAGGAATCCATCTGTATTAGTCCATCCTTTTCCAATGACGTCTTTAATTATGGAGACACTATTAATATCGTCGTTGGGTTTTTTATCGTTGGGATTATTTTGGGGAGTCTCTTCCATTAAATTACTTATGAATGAGTTCTTTATATGTCAATCTTCCATCACATGCACTTAGAAGTAAATCGAATCGCTCAGAATCTTTACGCTTACGTGAATTGTAACGGTACTCGAACTCTTCACAATGCGAAGCCGGGAGAATTGGGCGATATATAGAAACAATTAAAAACAATGGAAAACGAAAAAATAGATATTTTAAACGTTGAAGAATCCAACGTCACGGCAATAAACGTAGATAAATTACCACATTTAAGACCGAAACTCATAAGATTCTGTGAGGGAATATTACAAGGTAAAACCCAAGCGCAAGCGTATACAGATGCAGGATTTAAGGCAAAAAATGAAAACGTTTCAAGCGTGAAAGCGTGTAATCTTTTAAAAGACGGTAACATAAAAACCTATATAAACATTAGAGAAAATCACGAAAGAATCAAATTAGAAAAACAAACAAACGTCAGTAGATTTTGGGTATTAAGTAAGTATAAAGAAGTTGTTGATCGTTGTAGCCAAGATGTTATACCGATGACTGATAAAAAGGGTCAGCCGATACTTATCGAAGACAAAGAAGGAAAGCTCTGCCAAGCGTTTGTGTTCAACTCTAAGGGAGTTGTAGCGGGTTTAGATGGAATTGCACGAGTTCAGGGCTACAATGCACCGCAGAAGATTGAGAACACAGACACCGCGCAGCAGTTCGATGTATCCACACTCCGGCCTGATGACCTCGTGAACCTGTCCAAACGATTAAAACAGCTTGAGACGGGTGTTTCTCCGACAAAATCAGACACCAAAAACCCCAATGAATTTGAAAAAGTTGAAAGTGAAAATATTGAAAAAGCCCAATAAAGTCTCCGAAAAACACGGGAAAACAGTTTCGGATATATTCCAAGAGATACATATCGCGCATACTCTTTCCCCCGATGTTCGCCTGAAAATACTTAATGATGCGATAGAAAGAGTTGCTCAGTGGTCTGCGCTAAACATAGACACCTCAACCAGCAGGGAAGGGGAACTTGTCAATAGTGGACAGACACAACGACAATGACAGGATCGAGTAGAAAAGTTTCTATTATGCATATCATTCATTATTGAACAGGGGATTTGAAGATTCTACAATTTACTAATGACACAACGGCACAGACTATGACATCGACTTGGCGCAATAGATACTACAAAACACTCTTCCCCCTTACCTACTATGTGATGAGCATAGAGAGCTTAGACCGTAAGATGGACAGGCGGCAGCGAGTCAAGAGGATCGGAGCAATACGGCGAGGAATGATGGTGGTTGACGTTGGAAGAGATTTGAACGAACCAATGATGATAGCCGGGAGAATTTCTAAGACTTGGCGCGGAAAAGACGATTCCAATTTGACTTCCCCCGCGATATGCAAGGAGCTTGGGTCGATGGAAAACCCCACATACCTATCCAGAAATAGTATCACATAATTTCAAAAGGAGAACCCTATGATTTATGGAATACTTTATAGGTTGATAATGCGAATATCACACAGATTTAATTGGCACTATGCACCGCCGGTATATCCTGATGGAGACACACAGTTGTGGTGTAAGTGGTGTGGTTTCCGGCAGACAATAAAACGCGCCGCTACAATCTGATTCCCTTCTCATATGCACAGGGAATATCGGATTTTATAATTTTTATATTTTAGGAAAAATAGACATTAGACAAATGGCGGAACTGGAAGACGCGCGGGTGTCCCCGTGTCGGGAACTGACAGTACAATCAGCCGACGATTGCAGGTTCGAGTCCTGCTTTGTCTACGGATAATTTATGAATCTCGAAAAACTCTTGACAGATAAGAAGATAAGCGTGAAGGAATATCATGCAGCAAGAATTAGTGAGCATGAACATGCCAAGAGGAACGTCGAATATTTCATCGCTGAATATGTGAAAATCGAAGACAGGGATGTCAAAGGAGAAGATGGGATAGTAATTCCTTTCACTCTCTGGTCGGAGCAAAAGAATGCTTTGAGTAAATTTATCACCGATAGATTGGTTCAAGTCTTAAAAGCGAATCAGCTTGGTTTAACGTGGTTAATCTTGGCTTTTGCTACATGGAGGCTATTATTTAATCCGGGGTACTTAGTACTCGGTATTTCCGAGACCGAGATCAAAGCGAAAGAGTTGGTTAGAAGGATAGACTTTATTTTAAGACATCTTCCTTTCTGGATGATAGTAGGTGAGAGAAATTCAAAAGGCACTTGGTATGAATCTACAGCTTTAACGATCACCATCCACCATCCTCTTAAAAACGGAAAACAACAGGAAGCTTCTACCATTCAAGCCTTTGCCTCTTCTCCTACAGCAGGAGCTTCGTTTACGGCTAATTTATTCTTGTTTGATGAATGGGCGCTACAGCAGTGGGCGAGAGAGATTTGGACATATGCTTATCCTACGATTAATAGACCCACCGGAGGACAGGTAATAGGAATCTCGACCATAGAGCGTGGCACGCTTTTTGAAGATATCTGGAAAAACGCTAAAAATGGCTTTACAAAGATATTCTTAAATTGGAAATCTGATCCTCGAAGGACTCAAGAATGGTACGATAAGACAGTTGAAGATATAGGTCTTGATGAGACCCATAAACACTATCCCTTGACCGAAGAAGAGGCTTTCGCTATTCCGGGCGGAGCGTTCTTTAGAGAGTTCAGGTCAGATATACACCTTAAACCTACGTTATTTAATATCCCTCTTTGGTACACCAAGTACAGGACTTTAGACTATGGATTAGACTGTTTAGCCTGTTATTGGATTTATATAGATACTCAAGGCTTTGCAAGGATTTATAAAGAGGTTCATAAAGAAGGTCTTATTATTTCGAGAGCGGCTTATGAGATTCTTAAAATGTCCGGTGCAAAAGTACCCGAAGTTGAGAAATGGGACTCATTAACAAGGGAGGAAAAGCAGGCAATTGCACTCACACAAACCGACAAAGTTGCTTTGACCTACGCTCCTCCCGATTTATTTAATCGGGCGAAAGACACAGGTAGATCAAACGCTGAAATCTGGTCGGACAATGGAATAGATTTAGTCAGGACTAAAAACGCCCATGAAGCAAGTCTTGTTTTAATGTCTCAGTGGTTACATCCGATAGTCTTAAAAAACGAACAAACTGGCGAGCCTTATACCACTGCCATGCTGACGATTGACGGGGACTTAGAAAGTAACTGCGCTCCTGAATTGGTTCACTCTTTGGTAAATATTCAAAAGGATAAACATAACTCAAATGTGTACGCAGAGCACCCACATATTTTAACACATTCGATAGCCGCTGTAAAGGGATTTTGTGTAGAGTACGCTATGGTACCCAAAGAACCGGAGAAACCCAAGCCTTTATGGGTTCAAGAGATGATGAAAGAAGAACCGAAATATTCTGAAAAAAGTTTTATGAGCGTATGACATCCGAAGAAATAAATAATCTCGTTTCAGAAATGAAAAGACTCGCCATTAAACCAACAGTCTGCCCGGTATGCGGCAAAAGATATTACGCAATGGATGATAGCGGAAATTGGTTGAAGGATTATGAAATAAAATCCTGCGAGCAACATATAGCCGGTGATATCATCTTTGGGTATAATGTAGGATTGAACTAATGGAATACGTTGACACGAAAGACGTAGATCGGTACAAAGACTCCAAGAACGAAGTCGAGATAGTCGATAAGATATCGGCTGATTATATAGCTACGTACGATCGCTGGGAACCATTCTTTAGGCGTATGATAAGAGCTTACAATGGAGTTATAGGTGGCGGAATATCAAAAGAGACTCATGAAAGACTAGAGAGTGAACAACGACCCAGTGAAGTATTGAACTTTCTTTTACCTATGACCAACACTATCTCTGGGATGATCTCCGGGAATAAATTAGCGATTAAAGCCAATCCCCTACGTAAAGGAGACGAGAAGAGTGCCTTATTCAGAACTGTACTAGTCTCAGATTATGCTATTGGTCAAAAAGGGTATGAAGAAATGGCCGCTTCCCATACCGATGCAGCGATCTGCGGAAGAGGTGTGGTGAATAATTATTACTCCACACAATTACGAAGATGGGTAGTCGAAGCGTTCGATCCCTTTATGGTGATGGGCGATCCTGATGCCGACCCTCAAAACGAATCGAAAGAGAGATATAAATTTGTCTCAGCGTATTACAGTGTAGATGAAATTTTAAACATATTCGACCTTGACCCTGAAATAGCTGACGCTATTAAAAAAGCCGCAAAGGATACAGAAGGTACTTCAAATAATATCAAGAGTTCAAAATGGGCACAGAGAATCTTTGGCGGCGCGGCTGATACTATTCCAAATGCAGATAAGTACGGCAATTTAATGAACTCGATGATAGATTTAAGAAATGGTCTTTATCGGGTAATTGAATTTCATGATAAACGCCAAATAGAAACCGGGTACTTATTCAACCCTCAGAGTGGGGATGTATTTTCAGTTGACCAAGAAGTCTCAAGCGATCCCCAAAAGAAGTCTGAACTTTTACAAGCGTATCCCCAGACCCAAGGATGGCTTTATCAAACTGATAAAAAAGATGAAATATGGACTATTGCTATATGCCCTACTTTATCTCCTAGTAAAACTTTGATTAATAAAAAGCATCCAATTCAAGGAAAAGGATTTCAGCACAAATCTACATATTGGTACTCTTACCATCCTGATAAGATGGAAGCAAGAGGTGTGCTGGATAATTTACTCTCCCTCAATGATTATTTCTCTAAACTGAAAATGACGCAGTTAGATGCGGTGTTGAGAGGAGTCTTTCCAGATGTTACCTATGAAGATGGCACGCTTACAGACGCACAGTTGACAGAGTGGAAGAGTAAGGAAGTCGGCAAGATGAAGCCCTATAAGAAGGGAATGAATAAACCCGAACGCGAAAAGATCATGGAAGAAGTAATTTCATCGCTCGGTGGTCTTTCGTCAGATTTCTTTGAACTGCGGAATGAGCTTTCCGGTATCCCAAAAGCCTCGCAGGGCTTTCAAGACTCATCGAAAGAGACTGGAATCCTATATAGACAAAAAGTTCAGATGGGTGCAATCTCCACCGAGACACCTAATAGCCATATCAGAAGGAATATGGTCAATGATTTTAATTACTGTTCCGAGGGTTTGAGAGTCTTCATGACCCTACCGGAACAGGTAAGGATTTTAAGCGAACCACCAGAAGGTCTTGAGGGCGTTGAGATGGATCAAACAACTCAAGATGCGTACTGGTTGAAATTAAACTGGCAGGACGTAGGGAGAACTATTAACGACGTAACCGCCGGTGAGTATGATTTTGTAGCAGACATGACACAACTTGGACAGACTGGAAGAATGGCACAAGAAGCCGCTTCGATGGATTATTTAAACTTAGCGGCAAAGATCATGCCCGAAGCCGCTGCTGCCATGTTGCCAAAGATTTTAGAGGAAAGCGAACTTCCAATAGGCAAAGACCTTGCGAAGATAATTAAACCTTTGATTGATATTAAATTAGGAGTTCAACAGAATGCCGCACAAAAACAAATAGTAGGCTCAGACTTGGCATTAGCAAATACAGCAGAACAAACAATGAATCCACAACAACAACCACAACCAACGGAGCAACCGCAATGATAGATAAAATCAAAAAGTTTTTTGGTATCAGTAAGCCAATGGTAGGATTCTATTTCAAAATATCTGGAATAGAACTTGCGCAACACTTTAAAGATCGCATTACAGAACTTACCAACTATGAAATTCGCGTGAAGCAGTCTGGGCTAATTCTAACAGACAAGCAAATGGATTCGCTTATATATAAGATTCAATGTTATGAATTTGCCGTAGCCCATATCGACCCAAGCTATATTTATTTTCTCGACGAGTCTGAGGTGGGTCAGTGGGAATTAATTCGAGCGTACGATGCGTTTGATAAACTTGATTTTGGGAAACCGGCAACGCCGGCGCAGTCAAAGATTGTGAAACCAAATTTCATACATTGACATGGACAAAACCAAAGAAGAATATTTGAAGTGGGTTGTAGGTTACTTCGGGAAAAAGTACGACGAAAGATTTTTCGGAGTGATAGAGAGTTTGAAGTTTCAGGATGGGATGGTTGTTCATTCGGATGTTTGGCGTGAAGTCAAGAGTGATCCGATCCCAAGATTTTCACGGAAGGAAGTTTAGTTTTTAAATAAGTTGTAACGGACTCCCAACTCAAAAAATGAGAGGGATTTAGAGCAAGTACCGATGCGGATGTATCCGCGTGGACGTATAGCTCTGGATTCCTCTTTTTTTATTTACAGGTGATAAGATGCCTTATAAAGATAAAAATACTGCAATAGATGAATATTTAAAGAAGGGTTAGGAGCGCAAATGCCAGCAGTCTCTAAGAAACAACGAATCGCAATGGCGATAGCCGAACACGAACCCAAAAAGTTATACAAGCGAAACAAGGGAATGCTCAAAATGTCCCACGAGCAACAGCATGACCTCGCCTCGACAAAAGGACTAAAAGAACGACTAAGAAAACATTTAATGAAATCAATGGAAGATAAATAACTAAACCAAACAACAATTAGGATAACCTCGAAGGAGCGTCCAAAATGGCAAAAGAACAAGAACTCGAAGATGTACTAAATAAAATTGATTCACCCGATGCGACACCTACGCCCGCCACGCCGCCCGTGCAAACGGCAACCGAAACAGCGCAACCGGAAAACGTCTCAACATCAACGGAGAAAACCGTTCAAACACCGGAAACACCGGCATCCCCAGCAACTCCCTCACCGGAGAAGCCGAGTGAAGAAAGTCCGTCCGTAACACCGGAGACGGTTAAGCCGGATCAACCTCTCTACGCTGGAAAATATTTCGATAAGTATAACCTCATGAATGGGGTTATGGAATCCAATAAAGCCGCTGGACACGACAATAAAGAACTCGTCGCGTTATTCAAAAAAGCGGAAGAAACTGGAGACTATAAACCAGTTGAGGCGAAATATAAGGAGCTTGACGCAGAAGTCACGAAGAAAATCCAGAACGAAAAGAAAACTCAGGAAGCCGTGGTAACTCCTTCACCGGACACCACCGGAACCGGAATGAGCGATCAAGAGTTCAAAGACTTACTTCTTGAACAAGCCCAAAAACTCATCTTGAATACACCCATTGTTGGAACAATGGCGCGTTTAGCTGTCAGCACAAACAAACGAATAAAAGACTTACTGGCGGAAGCGCCAGAACTCAAGCAAATCCTCCTGCGGTTACCGCAGACACAGGAAGAGCTTGACCTTTTGACGTTCTTGATGCCTCAAATAGCCGATGATTATAAAAAATCATTCGGTCAGGTCTATCGTGATGCCCGTGAACAAGCTGAACAGTATTTAAAGATCGAAAAAGAAGCTCCGGTTCACAATAAATCACAGCAGGAAACTGAAACAAAACAAATTAACGAACTGATGACAAAGTGGAACGCCACTTTGCCCAAGGAAGATGTGGATAAATGGTTAGAAGAAAAGTTAAAAGACCCATCTATCTACGAAGATCGTTCTGGTGTGAAATATATCAGACCAAATGCAATCATAAACAGCTTTGTAGTCGATAACGCGGATAAACTACATGATCTTGCGCTTCAAAAAGCAACAGCGCAAGCATCGAATACGGCAAGTCTCAAGACTGTCAATACTCTTCAAAATCTCGAAAAGAATGCAATAAAGAGTATTGGTACGTCTGACCTTACCCCGCAAAAGACACAGCCTGTAAGGGTTGATTTGACTGATCCACAACAGGTACGAACTTTATCTACCGAGGACAGGGAAAAAGCGTTAGACGATATCGTCGGTAAAACATAAGGAAAATAAATTATGTCAGCTCCTATTTATGATTTCAGTAGCCATCCTGAAATTACAACGTTGCTTTCTTCTTTAGTGGAGGAGCAACAGTGGCTTCGGCATCCGTTTGCACAACTGATGTCGCCGCCATTTTACAAATTCAAGAAAGGTGTCGATGTCGGTGTAGCCGGATTAGAGGGTCAGGCGTTTACAGGCGCACCGATTGAAATGCAAAAAGCATTCATCGCAGAGGGTGGGACTTCAATGCTTATTCCCGTCCGCAGTCGATATACAGGCACGCCGTTGTTTGGTGATGCGAATGCACGCGGCAAGGGCGAAAAACCCAAGTTTGCGACTCGCACCGTCCAAATCAACAAAACAATAAAACCGTTCTCCATTCCTACGGGAATGCAAGAACAGCAATTTCCTAAAAAATGGAAAAAACTTGTCAACGACATTAAATCTGGCGCAGGCGAGTGGATTTCAGATTGGACATGCACAAACATCCTTTCGACTTTCCTCAATGGGTACTCAACCGAGTTGACGTTCCCAGTCGCGGGTGGTGGATTGGCTGTTACCGCCATGTCTCATCCTAATTTCTTCGTTCCAAATGGCACGGGTGGAGCTTCTCAGGTAGGTATTGATCCAGCAACCAATACTTATACTGCAAGTGCACGTCCTGGCACGGTAGCCTATGAAACTGCGGTTACTGCGGCTGTCAACAATCTCACAAATGCCACAACTCAGGCATGTACTGCAAAGTTCATCGGTGCTATCGTGAAAAAAGCCGGTAGAATGAAGATTCCTCGGATCGCAATGAAAAATTCTCATCCGTTCTATCCTATTTTCTTGAAGGATAGCGCGTATGACCAACTTTCACAAGACCCGGAGTTCATTGCACAGGCACAGTCATTGAAATTGACAGACCTTGCAGACACCCCATTAGGTTATGGTGGTGGTTTCTACATTAAAGGCGCGGCAATCTTCAACGATACAACCCTGTGGTGCGCCCATACATTAACAGAAGGTATCGACACAGGTATCGCTGCCAATGTAACGGAATACGGCCCGCGACCCTCGACAGCACAACGCGCAGATGGCTGGCAAGTAGATGGTACACTCGGTATGATTGACTCCGGCGACGATGCGATGGGTATTTTACTCGGCGCAAGCGCAATGACTATTGGAACCGGAAGAAATCTCACCTTCAAAGATCAATTCGACAACTTTGAAGAAGTACACGAACTTGCGGCAATCATGATTCAGTCGATGGTTCGCAATGAGACTTATGATATTCTTGGACAACTCAAGGATAACGTAAGTGGTGCGGCACTTACCGCCGGAAACTTCTATGAGAATACATCCTCATTAGTTTTCGCCACTCGTTCACCATATAACGGATAAGGAGAAACGACAATGAGAAAGATTATGATAGTAACTCTCGCGTTGATTCTTGCCGTTGGCATGAGCTACGCACAAAAAGTCACGGTTGATAAACCACTGCAAAGCCGGTTTGGTAATCCGTACTTTTCGCTTTCAGCTACGCAGTACGCAGGCGACAGTACAAATACGCTCGGTATCGATATCCGGCATCAGGTTCTTTATCATGGGCAAAATATATCTTTGCTTCCTGATTCTGGAAGGCTGATCGTTTACGCATCTGCTGACTCCACTTACTCTGTGAAGTTTAGCGCGAAGGCGAAATATACAAATCAAGTTAGTACTTATTTTGCGACAGTATTTCTTGATAGCATATATTCCACGACCGCCACAGCCACAATGAAAACCATGACTGTCCCAGATTCGCTGTTGGCTTACTCTGCTGACAGCAAAGGATTTGGTATATCGGCTCATATTTTAACAGGTCAAAACGCAGTCAGATACACAACCGCCAGTAAAATCTACGCGGTCTTGCGTTTATATTTCCATTTACCATAAGGAGAACAAATATGTCAACATTTGAAAATCAGACTCTTCTCCACTCTCAAGCCAACATCGACGTTGTTAAGCAGTATGCGTATCCGAAAACGTGCCTTGTTATGGAAGTCGGGGATGAATCGAAGAAAATTCACATTATCTGGGTCGATACGGATTTTACTACAGCTTTATTGACCCCGACAGATGGAACCGGATTGGGTAACGCTCCCATCGGTTCTTATGTAATCCAATACTTGACAGCAACCCCGCGCGTAGCGGTGAAGGTGCTTGACAGTACTTGGAAAACAGCAACACTGTCTTAATTCACAATTAACCCCGCCTCAGAAATGGGGCGGGTAATTTAAAAGGATAAACCTATGATTTTAATAGTCAACGAACAATTCGAGATTCCCCATTTAGTGGGGAAGGACTCTTTTAACCCATTCTGCGAGGTAGATGATATCCGTGGTAAGAGTATGGTCGATGCTTACCCAAAAGTCTATCGTGAAATATCGAAAGAAGAACTTGCTTCTCTTGATGTAACAAAATGGAAGAGGTTGGATGCTTTAAAAGGAAAGACCCTGAAAGAAGCGGTTGAACTTCTCACTGAACCTCAGAAGAAAGTAGTCTTGGATTTTGTCGGGACAATTCTCAATCCAAAAGTACCGGAACCGCCAAGAGTGAAAATTCTTGAAGAGATGACCGTACCTGAATTGAGGTCGTTTGCGAAAAAGAACAACATTGAAATTCCAGACACGGCAACAAAGAAAGCGGAAATTCTCGAAGTGATTAAACAGGCACAAAAAATATAATCAAGAGGGCATACTCATGAAACACATTTTAATTTTGACATTGATACTCGCGTGTTGTGAGTTATGTCCAGCACAGTCGAAGTATCCATTCACAAGCGAATCTAAAACAATTACAACCACAGTTGACACTGTAAAAGCCAACACAACAATTTATCAATCATACGAACTCTGGGTGTATAATCATCCAATTAGTTCAGATACGTTGCTTTGGTGGACTGACATCGATACAAATAAACACGTTCTTCCCCCGGGGAGAGCGTCGTATAGGGAACATATTTATTTAAGCAAACTATTCCGTAAGGCGAAAAATTCAAGTGTAACATCAGACGCTTCGGGGAACTAAGGAGAAAACAATGAAACGAATAATTTTTTTGATAATGGTAATATTTTACTGCTCGGTACAAGCGCAGGACTTCGTTCCAGCTCCGACTGTTACGCTTTATGGGGGCGCGTTATCTCAAGATAGTCTGGATAATAAGGTTCAGAAGAAAGATTCATCTGCTGTCAGTGGAACGGCGGCAACATACGTAACTCCTACGATGTTGAATCTAAGAATGTTAAAATCAGACTCATCGGCTACAAGCGGAACTGCAACGAAATATACTACTCCTACTATGCTCGGAACGAAAGTAGCGAAAGCTGATAGCTCGATCACTACCGGAGTAGTCGGATATGTCACTCCTACAATGGGTGCGACGAAGGTTTCAAAGTCTGATTCATCTATTACTACTGGAGTAGTAGGGTACGTCAGTCCTACGATGGCCGCGACAGCATTGGCGGCCAAAGTAGCTAAAGCGGATTCGTCTGTTACGTCTGGTGTGGTTGGGTACGTTACCCCCACGCTAGCTAATTCTACATACCTGAAACTATCATTAGTTTATGCGGCTATTGACTCATTCACCACAACGGGTCAGACGAAAGACATCACTGTTTCTGGCGCGGTAGTAGGTGGTGCAGTAATAGTCACGCCAATGTCTCCCGAATACTCGGCGACAGCAGATACGGGACAGCAATACTCTGGATTCGTAAAAGCCGGAGGTGGAACGATTGAGATTGTGAGAACAAAATATACGGCTGCTTCAACGATAAAAACAGGGGCACATTTTAGCTATATCTACATTAAGCCGAGATAATCATGGGACGAGTAGATATGCAAATATCACGCGCCTTGTCTCGATTAAAAGATAAAGGCGAACATGATTTTCAGAGAGATGAAATCCTTGCCGAAATGAATCAAGTACAGGTTGATTTATGCAAGGATTATTTAGCCCTGAAAGTAAAGTTCAATCTCACGACAGTAGCGAATCAGGCTACGTATGATCTTGACTCCATTGATTTAATTACTGGAACGACTTATAGAAATATCTGGAAAGTCAAAGAGTCCATTGAACCCACAACATGGAAATATAGGATTATATGGGTGCATGATTCTGACATCTGGGCACATATAAAGCGAAGAACTCTATCTGGCACACCTCGATATGGATTTACGTGGAATAAAACTATTGAACTCTATCCTGCTCCTACTACAGCAGAGACGATTACCGTCCTTGCGTATGCCATGCCGTTAGTTGATTTGGCTTACGGTGCTGATTTTGAATTAGACCAAGAATGGGACGAAGCTATCATGCTGGGTGCGTGCAAGAATCTAGCCGGCGGGGGATTCTTTGATCTTTATAATGCGGAATGTGAAAAAGTCTCTCAGCAAAGAATTAAAGAAAGTATTAACGGAGTCCAGAAGATTGATTACGCTGGTATGGATAGATGGAGCGGAGAACATCACCATCACCACGATATCAGCGATTATACTGACTGGTTCCCGAATGGGCTATAAGATATGAGTACTACGAATTTCAATAATATAATTCTTGCAACAGCTCGGAGATTAAAAGCTCCGCGTACACTTGCTACAGATGATGCGGGTTCGTACACAAGCGCGATCTTGACCGAGTATGTGAATCGATCTGTTAAAGATTTGCTTATTGAAAAGTATTTACAGTTTGGCGATAAGGCGTTTCGAGAACTTTTCCCAGAGTACGTGAAAACAAGCGGGGCATTAACACTAACCGCTGGCTCGGTTGCGAAGCCAAGTGATGCTTTCATTGTGACGGACTTAGTTGACTCTACTGGTTTGATATCATTCAAAAAATTATCACAAAACGAAGTGGATGATATTCGTAGAAGTCAAAATAAGATTATTGTCCCAAGTGCTACCCGACCCGTCTTTTACGAAGAGAATGGATATATCTATACTCTCGGAATCACTACTGGAACTGTGACAGCAAGGTATATAGTCACTCCCGCAGATTTGAATCCAATTGCAGTGGCGGCTGGAAATGGGAATTATTATTCATCGGGTGGTACATGGACGGCGGCTACAAGATTACTCAGTGTGACGATGGCAACATCTTTC